CTCCTGTATCTACATCAGTTCCCCCAGTCCAATCTCCTAGTGGATTTACTTCTGCATAGGGATAGGTTTCTCTAAGCTCTGATGTTTTAGCATTGCTCTGACAAATAATCAGCCTTGTTTCATCTAAGATATACTTACCATCATACGGATATTTATTATAAATTTTTCTTGATATTTTTGATAGTTCCTTCTGTTCATCTGTTAAAGGCACTCCCTTAAAGATACCATTATCACCACAGCGCACCTTGTTCTTTTGATTGTTTGTCAAATATACATCTTGAGGAACAATCACAATATCCGCCTTCACATCGCCTGCGATACGATGAATGGTTTTTTCAATTGGCTCCTGATAGAGTTTTTCTGTTGTTTCTATGATAACATGGCACACTCCGTGTCCAATTAACACTTCAACTGCAATCTTAGGGTTGTCATTTATCTTATATGCTAAATCTACTATTGCACCAGCAATTCTATCTGCTATTTTATCAGGATGCATTGGATTTACTTTTTCTATCATTTTCTACCTTCCTCCTCTCAGTAGTCTTTCCATAGGATCATTACTTTCTTCTTCAAAAATTTCTGTACAATTTTGCTTTACAATATCATAAATCTCATACCAAATTAGGTTCGCTGTCTTTTGAAACTGACTAGACATCTGTATAAATGGAGAGGCAATCACACCTCCGGTGGTTGGATGTTTTCCAAGCATTCCGTACCTACTGATTGCTTCTTCACACTGAATATACCTTGCAAATGCTTGTGAATAAGATTCAATAAGCCTTTTGTTTACCAGCTTTTCACATTTTCTTTCCTTTAGCCACTGCCATGTTTCTTTATATATGCGGTCTGCACCAAGCGGGATCCCACTCTTTTGCTTAGCAGATAGATACTCACTTGGTTTGGGCATATCCATGCCTTCAAGTTCTACCCCTTCCGGTAAATCTACAGATTCCAGTTCTGTATAGTATTCATCTGGTATATCATTCGCTAGTATTTTTACCATTTCCCCAGCTTGTATTTTTTCAGCTACTGGCTTTGGTTTATCTCCAGCTCTGACCCTTCTTCCTCCTCTATATGTTCCGTCTTTAGCCAAATTATCACTCCTTAAATTTTTACTTTCTTTAATACCCTGTTTGAACCTCTCTTTTTGTGCGTGAGACCCCACGCCCGTTCCCCAAGGGATAGGTTTGTAGAGATTTTACTCCCCCTACCCCTTATTTTTATTCCATCTATCACCACGACTTGCATGTATTCTCGCATGACACGATTTGCATAAAGAAATCAAATTACTTTTATTATGATTTCCACCTTCTGATAAAGGTTTGATGTGATGCACTTCTTCTACGGGTACTAAAATTTTCTTCTTAAAACACTCCTCACAAAATGGATGCTCCTTAACATAAGCATCTCTTACTCTTTTCCACACTCGTCCATACCTTCGGCGTACAGCAGGATTCCTGTCATACTTCTCGTAGCGTTTGTTCTCTTGTTTCTGGTGCTTTTCACAAAACCTACCCTCAGTTAGGTTAGGGCACCCCGGATATGAACATGGACGCTTTGGTTTTCTTGGCAAGCCTTCCACCTCCTCCATACATAAGAAAAGCCCTGAAGGATTTCTCCCTCAAGGCCCTATTTTATTTATACTTTTGACAAGCATATCATACCATATTTGATGCTATGACATCTACTGACAATCACTGCCATCAACTGCCATTAGCTGACAACTTTTAATATTAATTGGATTTTCAGGCAGTTTCAGCTTTGCTAGAGCATTTCCATGCCACCTATATATCGTCCTTTCACTTGCAAATAACAAAGAACATATCTCATCCCATTCAAGACCCTTAACATATCTGTAATTAAGTACCAGCTTTTCATCAATACTTTCTAATTGTTCTATTGTTTCAAGTATCTGAAGTTTTAAGTCCATAAAAAGATTCACTTCATTAGCTATCTTTATCTCAAGAATGTTTATTTTATCAAGCCATTTTTCAAATGGTGCTCTTGTATTTTTGGTAGTTTGTACATAATCTCTATCAAAAGCAATACTTGAAACACTGACTGATAACTCTCTAATTCTTTTTAGTTCCTCTAAATCAAGTTCAATAATTCGATTCAGTAATCTGTGTTGCTTTAAATATTCTTTTTTATCCATGCTTACCTCCATCTGAGGTAAGTTCTCTATAGAACCTCTTTTCCTCGTTACTTTAATCTTGCTTTCACTGATTCTATCAGTGCATCTTGAATTCTCTCTTTGGCTTTTAATGCTTTCATGACATCTTCATCAATCGTTCCTTTAGTTAGGATGTGATGAATGACAACCGTACTATCTTGCCCTTGACGGTAAAGTCTGGCATTGGTCTGCTGATATAACTCCAGTGACCAGGTCAGTCCAAACCATATTAGAGTCGATCCCCCAGCTTGAAGATTGAGTCCATGACCTGCACTTGCAGGATGAATTAAAGCCACAGGAATTTTACCTTTATTCCAATCCGATATATCCTTAGCTGTTTTAATCTCTCTGACATCAAATCTATCTTTTATTTTTTCCAAATCATGTTTAAACCAATAAGCCACAAGAACTGGTTTGCCATTTGCACCTTCGATTAAATCCTCTAAAGCATCAAGCTTTCTATCGTGTATATGGAGACTCTCCTTATCATCGTTATAGACAGCACCATTTGACATCTGAAGAAGTTTGTTTGAAAGTGCTGCTGCATTGATAGCATCAATCTCGTTTTCTTCAAGGGATAGCACCATATCTTGTTTCAAAGAATCATATAACTTTTGTTCTTTATCTGACAGCGAAACCACAACCTCATTCATGACACACTCTGGCATCTTTAGAAAATCTTTTGACTTCATAGAAATTGTGATATCTGATATTAGGCTATATATCATCTTCTCTGAACCTTCCTTTGGTTTATATGAAAATATCATCTGCTGATTTCTTTTATCTGGAACAAAGAAGTTCTGCCTATAGTAAGTGATATATCTTCCAAGCCTTTCTCCCATATCAAGCAGTCTAAATTCTGCCCATAAATCCATTAATCCGTTAGAACTTGGTGTTCCCGTAAGCCCAACAATTCTTTTTATTTTAGGTCTTACTTTAAGAAGTGACTTAAACCTTTTCGCTTGATAGGACTTAAAAGATGAAAGCTCATCAATAACCACCATATCAAACTTCCAAGAAACTCCACTTTTAGTTATAAGCCAGTCTACATTTTCTCTATTTATCAAATAAATATGTGCTGGTTTTCTTAATGCATCAAGCCTTTCTTTTTCACTTCCGATAACAACAGAATAGCTTAAGTGCTTTAAATGATCCCACTTTTTTATTTCATCCGGCCAAGTAGCACTGGCAACCCTAAGCGGTGCAATAACCAGTGTCCTAGATATATCAAAATAGTCTAGCATCAAATCATTGATTGCCGTAAGTGAAATAACACTTTTCCCAAGTCCCATTTCAAGCAAGACTGCAGATATCGGATGATTCAAGATAAACGAAGTCGCATAAGATTGATAATTATGTGGAGCATATTTCATCAATAACACCTCCGATTTGCTCTTTATCATCAATGACAAAGCACTTAAAACCTAACTTCCTAAAATCATCAATTCTTTTCATCTGAAGAGGCCTTGGCTTTTTTCCTTTTGCCTTTAGTTCTACAAAAGCAAACTTCCCATCTGATAAAAATACCATTCTATCCGGAAGTCCATCCATACTTGGACTTACTAGCTTAAGGCAAATACCACCAAGTCCTTTAACCCTTTTAACTAAAGACTTTTCAATCTCTTTTTCTAGCATATTTTAACCTCCATTCATAAGAGGTGCAGGTAGGTGAAGGCTATTTACTATTATTATCTATAGGACTAAAAAAAATAAGTATATATATTAATATAAGTAAATGCCCTGCATATCCCTGCACCCTTAGTCCTCAAACTCCGATTTTAAACGCAATCCATAGACTATAATGCCTTTTTTTGTCTTTTTCTTTTGAAAGTTTTCGATTTCTAAAACAGAATAAAAATCACCGGCACTTCTGGTAAATTCTCCCGTACGAAGGCAGTATGCACGATATGCCGTATAAAGCTCCCCACTCTTTTCTGTAAAGGTAGAATCAATCTCACAGCACTCATCTAGAAAATGTTTCATCCAGTCATTATTTTCCTTATAGGCTGCAATGGCATCTTGAACTCTCTTAGGCGCATCGATATGGTACTCATCCTTGATTACCTGTTTTGCTCCTTCAATGATCCAAGAAAGAATGGCCCCACCTGCATTTTCAAATAAATACTCCGTGTAGTTCTTGATATCATTTTGCCCTTCAATCTTTGCATCAAATGGGATAACAATAAGTCTACGCCACGTTCCTTTATCCACAGCTCCTACCCTTGGCAGGTGATTGGTATATAGGACGAGAGTGTGACTTGGTACATAGCTAAAAGGTGACTTAAACTTCTTCTCAGCAAATATCTCGTCTATGGAACACAGCTATTTTACATTTGATGTATTCATACGCATCCCTTCTTCAAGTTCTGCAGCAATAAGTAGTCTTTTACCCTTTGCCTCAGCTAGCTCAGGTTTAACATTTCGTCTGCAACCAACAGTCAGCATATCTGCAGACATATTCCCGCTGTAAGTCCCTAGAACTTTAGAGACTACATTCCAAAAAGTAGACTTACCATTTCTTCCCTCGCCATATGCAATAATAAGAGCCTCAACATAAACCTTTCCTATTGATGCAAGTCCCACTATCTTTTGTACATAGGATATAAGCTCAGTGTCATCAACAAAAAATGTATTAAGAGCATCAAGCCATATATCCTTACCTTCTTCACCTAGAGATACGGTAGTCTGTTTTGTAATATAGTCTTCTGCCTTATGAACCAAACACTCTCCTGTTACAAGATTTATGGTTTCATATGGTGTGTTTAACAGAAATTCATCAGCGTCAAGCATAGACTGCTCTACCTGTACCATCGGTCTAACTTCCTTAAGCGCTGCAGAGATATATTTTGTATCACGTCTTTTGATGGCATACTTACGATAAACTTCTGCCTGTTCATACTTTTCAAAAGACCTAGCCTGCTCTTTATTAAACTGAGCACTTGCTTTCTTTGCTCCCATTGCTGCAATTAAGGCCCATGCGCCATTACTATTCATTTCTGTGATTGCTTTTTGAATTTCAACTTCTGCCTCTTCAAGTTGTCTTGCTGTAAGTTCCTGTACTATTCCTTGAGCATTAGTCTGAGACTCTTCCCAAAAGCTACCGTTATAGACAAGAAAATCAGTAGCTGGCGAGTAGCGAAGTTTATCTTTATATTCCCTAGCAAGCACCACTGCTTGTCCGACATCTGATAAGTCCTCCGGCTTAAGATTTAGTTCAAGATTATACTTTTCTGGTGAAATGTAGCCAACTTGACTAGATACCTTATTGCCAAATTTTCTCGCACTGTTCCAAATTGTACTTAGCTCATCTTCAGAAAGTGGTGGATCACACCTATCTGCTTGCTTCATAAATTTCTCATAGGCTTCATTCCCATCACC